AAACCAACCAAGTTAGCACCAATACCAAAACCAGCTCCTGTTCTAGCACTTACGCCCATAGTGGGAATAAAAGTATCTAAAATAGAGAATGTAGCAGCAGCCATTAATGCAATAATGGCAACTTCTTCAATCTTCAATGGTTTTTGCGGAATGACAAAAGCAACTATTGCTACCATCAAACCCTCAATTAAATATTTAACAGCTCTTTTTACTAATTCACCCATACTGAAATTCATTTTGTTTTATAATAATACTTAAGAAAAAAATTATATTTATACACAATTTAACTATTTAAAATTAAATAGTTAAATTTACCTAAATAATAAAATAATATTTGAATAATAAAATAATATTTGAATAATAAAATAATATTTGAATAATAAAATAATATTTGAATAATAATATAATATTTGAATAATAATATAATGTTTAAATAATAATATAATGTTTAAATAATAATATAATGTTTAAATAATAATATAATGTTTAAATAATAATATAATGTTTAAATAATAATATAATATTTAAATAAAATACTTAAAATTATATTAAAATACTATGTTATAAAATGTTTAATAAAAAATCTTCTAAATCTAAAGATAAAGACAAAGACAAAGACAAACAAGTACCTAACTTAGAGAAAGCAAAATATGTGGACTTATTAGACGAAGACAAACCATTAGGTGGTCAAAAATATGTATGTTTAAGTTTTATCTCTCCCGAAGACCATATTAAAAATAAAGAATTATTTTATTTCGAAAAATTCTTAAAAAACTTTGAATTTAAAAAAACTTTTGAAAAATACACACAATTTTTGAATTTTTTGGCATACAAGTATAATTTAGATTTTAATAAGTTAAGCAAAGATATGGAGGAGTTTGTAGAAGAAGAAAAAGAGAATTTGTTTTTAACTACTTTAGATGATGAATATAAAACATTTATTGATGCTAAAGAAGAACAATTACAAAAAGAATATAACGAATTACATGAATTTCAAACAAACACACGAGGTATTAAAGTGCGAGGGGTATTTGGTTCGCAAGAAGAAGCAGAAATGAGATGTAAGATGTTAAGAGAAGTAGATCCAAATCACGATGTATATGTAGGTGCGGTTGGTATGTGGATGCCTTTTCATCCAGAAGCGTATAAAACAGGGCGTGTAGAATATTTAGAAAAAGATTTAAATGAACTTATGAGTCATAAGAAGAAAAATGATGAGATTTCTAAAGAGCAATTTAAAGAGCGTGTAAAAGAAAGTAAAAAGAAAGCAATTCAAGAAAATATTGCTAAGGCCCAAAAAGAAGGCAATAAATTAATGCAAACAATAGATGAAGAAGGAAATTTAATAAATGCGGATAGAATGGATGTTCCGGGCAAAAATTTACTTTTTGGCGACAATGAAGATGATGATGTATCTACTGCTGATTTGCGTAAAGAATTATTTGAAGCAGAAGATGTTATTATAGGAAGAAAAAAAGATAATGATCACGGACTAGGGGAACTATTAGAAAGACGAAAAGAACGTACAGAAAAAGCAACGGCACAAGAAGACTCAAGCAATTTAGAACTATTTGCCGATTGCGCTACAAAAGAGATTAAAGATTAAAGATTTAGTTATTTATATGCTTTAGAAATTTATAATATTTATTGAAAAAATATTATAAATAGATTTCTTACCATTTTGTTTTGCGCACATTTATTTTAGGTCCTTTTTTCTTATCTCTTATATTTGGGTCATACATTTCTTCTTCATTATCAGAATCTAAATTTTTACTAATTTCCCAAAATTCTTTTGAACCCAATTTGAATGTTTTATGATGGTCTGCTTTATACCAAAAAATTTGGTCTTGTAATTTATTTGATTTAGCATTATTATTTATTACTAAACATTCATAGTTTTCTGTACATTGATCCATTACTTGGCAAAAACTCTCAAATGTAGGAAACATGCCAGCATAATTCTCATAAATACGCCGCCTATTTGCTATGTATGGCTCACGTAATATAAAAACGTAATCAATATTTGTGCGCAAATTGGGAGGAATACCTAAAGGATATTGCATAGTTATGACTAACATGATCTTCCAATGCCGCCCATTCATAAAAAGAAGACGCATCATTTTATCTTTAGTCCAAGTCGCATCAAACAAACAGTCATCCAAAATCACAAACGCCCTAGGGTCTATATTAGATTTTTTATAAACCTCTACTTCTTTTCTTATTTGTTTCATAACCGTTCTTTGCCGTTTCAAAATATTTTCTATAATAGCAGTATTATATTCATCGTGAATAAATAGTTTAGGAACATGTTCAGCATAAAAACCATTGCCTGCTTCAGTTCCACTAATAACAGTTCCTATTGGTATATCTTGATGGTAATAAAGAAGATCTCTAACTAAGTAGGATTTACCAGTATCGCGACGACCTATTAAAACTATAACTGGGCCTTTATTTTCATCTGGTCTAAAACTAATTGTTTTAATATCAAATTTTTTTAATTCTAATGTCATTATTGTTTAATAATAATATTATATAATCTAAGATTTAAACTAAATTATACAAAATTATACAAATTAAATGTTATTATTTAGTTATTTAGTATTATTTAAAAATATTATTTGTGTTATAAATAAGAAAAATAAGTATTTTTAATTTATTAAATGGAATTAAACTATAGAAAAAATAACAACAAGCAACTTTTTGAAACAATTAGCAATAATAATTTTTTAGATATAACAAATGTTCAAAATTATTTTCCATTATATAATAATTATTTTGATTTAAATAGCAACAATTACAATGCCATTAATCTAAACAATAGTTATAAATTAGAAAATATAGTAGAGAAAATTAATTACAACAAATTTACTGCCGAAATATGTGATATATGTAATAATAAATCTAACAAAGACATCTTTATAAAGTTTAGTCCCTTAATAGATCCAGTAAAATATATGTTAGGCAAATACGATAATGACTATAATATTTCAGAATTACCTAAATTTTATAGCACACAGGATGTAAATAGCAATAGCGAATATCATACAAAATATAAAAAAATATTAGATCCAAACAACTCAGCATATATTGATGGATTCTTTTCTTTTTTATCCAGTTGCTTATTAAATAACTATAGTTTTTATAATGGATTAAATTATTATGGTGCTTTTTTAGGAATAAAAAATAATTTTAAAGTTAATATTTCCGAAGATTTAGAATTTTTAAATGAATCTGATCATTTTCATAAAAATAGAAATATTCTATTTAAACTTGAAGCAAGTGATAAAATAAAGAGTATTTTTGGCAAAACTAATAAATACAAAAAAGCATTATTAATAAATACTAATGTAAGTGATCCAAATATTGAAGATCTAAATATTGAAGATCTAAATATTGAAGATCTAAATATTGAAGATCTAAATATTGAAGATCCAAATATTGAAGATCCAAATATTGAAGATCCAAATATTGAAGATCCAAATATTGAAAATATAAATAGTGCTACACAAGATAGTGTAGAAAACAAATCTTTAATAAATGAAGAATTAGAATTGACATATGAAAACATAGACATTTTAGATAAAGCATCTACAAAATCAAGTAATCATAATACAAGCAAAAACGAAACAAATAATTCAGGTTCTTGTTCTTCTAGATCATCAAATACCGAATCATTAGACTCAAATGAAACAGTGTCTGACGAATCAAGTACTGAAGAAAGCAATTATGAAGATGATGAAGAAATATTTTGCGCAATAGATAAATTTCCAGTCGAAATGATTGTATTAGAATGCTGTCAAGATACATTAGATGCTTATATTTCAAGTAAAAAAATTAAAGATGATGAATGGGAATCTATTGTTTTACAAATATTATTTACATTAATTACATATCAAAAAGTTTTCCACTTTACTCATAATGATTTACATACAAATAACATCGTATATGTATCCACAGAAAAGAAATATTTATATTATAAATTTAACAATAGTCATTATAAAGTTCCTACATTTGGTAAAATATATAAAATAATCGATTTTGGAAGAGCTATTTATAGATTCAAAAATCAATTTATATGTAGTGATAGTTATTCGGAAGACGGTGATGCTGCTACACAATACAACTGCGAACCTTATTTAAATGAAAATAAACCACGTTTAGATCCAAATTATAGTTTTGATTTGTGTCGCCTAGGGTGTAGTTTGTTTGATTATTTTATTGATGATTTAGAGGATATAAAAAAATTAAAATCCCCAATTAAAAAATTAATGATAGAATGGGTTTTTGATGATAAAAATAAAAATATATTGTATAAAAATGATGGTTCTGAGAGATATCCTGATTTTAAATTATATAAAATGATAGCACGCAGTGTTCATAAACATACTCCACAAAATGTATTGAAAAAACCGCTATTTGAGAATTATGTAATAGCAAAAAAGAAAATTAATAATCCAGAAGCAATATTTAATATTGATGGCTTACCAATTATGGTTTAAAAATTTTATATTTTCTATTTTTAAAAAATTAAAATAGAAAATAGAAAATAGAAAATATAAAATAGAAAATAGAAAATAGAAAATTAAAAATCGGG